GTAGGAGTAACAGCCAATGGAATTATGCCTCAAGTTGCAACTCCAGTTGGATTATTAGAGCCACATAAAATTCAAGCAGCATTATCTGAGTCAATTTTGTTAGAAAACTCTCCTTTTATCCCAGATTTTGCTCTTGCGTTGGAAATATTAATTTTTGCAATATTTGTGTCGTTGACATGGCTTGTAATTAATTATTTTGGTATAACCAAAGGCGTAAGTCTAGCTGTAATTTTACTCTTTACTACAAGCCTTACAGGAGCTTATAGCATTCAAAAGGGTTATTTAATAGATTTTTCGTGGACTTTTGTATCACAATTCATTACTGGTGCTATAGCTTTCTATTTAAACTTTAGAAAACAGTTTAAATTGCGTCAACAAATTAAAAAACAATTTGAACATTACTTAGATCCAAGGCAAGTTAAAAAACTACAAGATAATCCTGGATCATTAGTTTTGGGTGGAGAACGAAGATATTGCACATTTTTATTTACAGACGTTAGAGGATTTACGGCAATGTCTGAAAAGTTAGAGCCAGAAGAAGTAACTAAAATTATGAACAAAGCATTAACAATTCAAGCTGATGCGGTAAAAGAATATGGAGGTATGGTAGATAAATACATAGGTGACGCTATGATGGCTATCTTTAATGCACCAATAGATTTACCAAACCATGAAACTGCTGCTGTTCTTTGTGCTAGAGACATTCAAGAAAACATTAAAAAAGCAGATATTGATGTTGAAATTGGCGTGGGAGTAAATAGCGGTTTTGCAGTAATTGGCAATATGGGTAGCAATACTAGATTTGACTATACTGCTATAGGAGATGCTGTAAATCTTGCAGCAAGACTTGAAAGCTCTACAAAGGAGGTTGGAGAAGATATTGTTATAGGTTATGATACGATTAATGCAAAAGATTTTAGTGATCAAATAACCCTAAAAGAACTTGATAGCATAAAGGTAAAAGGCAAAGAAAAATTTATAAATATTTATACAATCTTATGACAAATTCAAATGAAGCAATAACTAAAATAGAAGCACACGAAAGAGAGTGTACAATTAGGTACTCAAATATAGAAAAAAGATTAGAAGACGGCTCAAAGCGTTTTGACAAGTTAGAAAACATGATATGGGCTGTTTATCCGTTTATTTTACTTTCTGTGGTTTTATCTAAATTTGTATGAGCAAAATACTAATAGGCATAATACTTGTTATGTCTCTTATTACTTTTTATTTATATAATCAAAACAAAGTCCTTTCAGCTAACAACCTTGCATTAGAAGGTGCTGTAGCCACACAAGAAGAAGCCATACAAAACTTACAAAACGATTTTCAACTACAAACTTCTAGTTTATTAGACTTACAAAGTCGCAATCAACAAATTCAACAAGAAATGACAAGGTACCTTGACATATTCAAAAGACACAATCTAACCAAATTAGCAGCAGCTAAACCAGGTTTAATAGAACCTAGGGTAAACAAAGGAACAAAAGATGTATTTGATAGCATTGAAGAAGACAGCCGTAACATTGATAGTCTTGATGATGGCTTGCAGTTGCAGTCTGCTACCAACTAAACAAATAGAAATTACTGCAAAGCCAATGGAAAGAACCATTGTGCAACCTATTATGCCCAGACAAATAGATCTTAAGGATCCGTATTGGTATGTTGTGTCTGATAAAAATATAGAAGAATTTTTAGCAAAAGTTGAGAAAGACCAAGGTCAAGTGGTATTCTTAGCTATGTCTGTGCCCGATTACGAGCTTATGGCATATAATATGCAAGAATTAAAAAGGTATATAAATGAACTTAAAGAAGTTGTTGTCTATTATAAAACAGTTACTACAAAGGAGCAGTAATATGAATATATCACAAGAAGGCTTGTCCCTTATTAAAAAGTTTGAAGGCTGTGAATTAGAGGCATACAAATGTGCTGCTGGTGTTTGGACAATAGGATATGGTTCCACTAAAGGTGTTAAAGAAGGAGATGCTATTACTCAAGAAGAAGCAGATAAATTACTTTTACATGAAATGAATGAATACGAAGGTTATATAAATAATG